CTGGTGGTCCGAGGCCTGGGGCGGGTTGGCGACGGTGACCTGCTTGCCCGGCGGCAGGTTCAAGATCATGCCTGGCTCGAAGGCGTCGGTGGGCTGGTCGCTCGCGCGGTCGGTGCCCTCGGCGCCGAGCGCGGTGCCGGCGCCGTCGATGTCGGTGACGAAGGCCGCCATGCACGCCGCGATTTTCTGTTTCATGAGCGTGGCGTCCTCGAACTCGTCGAAGTCGTGGAGCCGGACGTCGACGGAGGCGAACCACGACGGACCGCGCGCCTGGCCGGGCCGCTCGAGCTCGAAGACGTGCAGCACGCCGGCGGCGGAGACTCGCCGCGAGACCGGCGAGACCATGCGGCCGCTACCCGGATGCTCGTCGAAGAGCCAGTACGCGACGCGCCGGCCACGGTTGTCGAACTCGACGCCCTGGACGATCGGCCCGCCCTTGTCGCCGATGATCCCATCCTTGCTCGTGTCGAGGTAGTCGGGCTCGAGCACCTGCAGTTGCATCGGAATCGACAGGCCATCGTCCGGCGTGCGCATCCGGCGGCGCACGAGGACCTCGCCCGATTGGGCGATCGTCCTCATCACGAGCCGCTGCAGGCCGAAGAACGTGCACATCCCGGTGGCGTCGCACTCGGTCGTCTCACCCCATCGCTTGAAGAGGTCCATGACGGTGGCGGCGCCGCGCCCGGTCGCCTTGGGCCGGATGCCCCAGCCGACGGTATCGGTCACGATCCGGCGCAGGCCGCGGCGCGCCCACGGGTTGTTGCGCACGAGGTCGCGTGCCTGCGCCCGGAGGAGCGCGAGCGTCGCGCCCGAGGCGGCGGCGTTCGCGTCGGTCCCGCGCCGCGACCATCCGCTCGTGCGGCGGCCGACGGAGGCCGATTCGTAGTGACGTGCGAGCAGGCGCGCGCGCGCCCGCCTCTGCGCCCACGCCGGTGACACGCGCGCGATCAGGCGGTCGAGGAGGCCGCGGTCGGGCTGTGCCCGAATGGCCATCGCCACCGAGGCGGGGGCGCGCGCCTTCCCGCGGCCGGGAAGCATCCATCCGAACATGCGGCCGAGCAAGCTCACCAGCCGAGGCCCTTTCGCGTCGTGGCGAGCCGGTAGGGCTTGCCGCCCGACGAGGCGTTGACCTCGGACTGCATCAGCGACAGCGCCTCGAGCATGGACGCCGTCGACTGGTACGTGACGCTGCGCGACGGCGGACCCGAGTAGCTGACCGACATGATGCCCGAGGCGATTGCCGCCTTCAGGGTGTCGATGTCAGTCTGGGTCCACCCCGCCACATGGGGTCCTAGGAACACGACGCGATGCGGGTGTCAATACTTTTTGCGGAGCCAGCCGCCACGGCCACCGGCGCCACCGCCGAGCCAGCCCGAGCCACGCGGCCGGGTAGGCGGTGGCGGCACCGAGCGCGACCCATCCGGCTGGCGCGGGCCAGCGGGGGGTGGTGGGCGCGCTGGCGCTGGCGCTGGCGGCGGCGTCGGGACGCCCGCAGCGGGTCGCGCGCGCACCGCCAGCCGGTCGAGCCCGAGGACTGCGGCCGCGGCGCGACTATAAATTCGGCAGTCGAGCGCGTGATTCTCGCGGTTCGGCAGGAGCTGCCACTCGAGCGCCGTGTGCCCGCTCCGCTTGCGGATCGTGACGAGCTGCTCCGCGGTGAGCTCGCGGAAGAAGGCCTCATGGTGCTCGGGGAAGTGGCAGTAGCCCGAGGGCGCAGGCTCGTCTGGCGCGAGCTGCAGCCGAAGCCAGCCGTAGAGCTCGCTCTTCGCGAGGTCCACACCGACCATCCAGACCTTGTAGCCGTTGCGCATCCGTCGACCGCGGACTGTCACGTCGACGGGAGATGGCTGGCCGATCAGCATGCGCGCCGTCGCCGAGCCCTTGCACGCGATCACGCGGCTCATCGCGTGCTGCCGCGCCCAGCCATACACCTGCTGCGTGTTGTAGCCCGAGTCGACGGCGAGCATCGCGATCGGGAAGTCCTGGCCTTCCTCGCCGGGGAACGTGCGCGCCAGGAGCTCCTCGAGCTTCGCCCACGTCGCGTCGCTCGAGGTGTCGCCGAAGATCGCGCCGGCGTCGATGGACCAGCTCTCCTTCGTCGCCGCCCAGCCGACGACCTCGAACACCAGGCGGTCCTTCTGGACGTCGACGCCGGCGGTGAGGAAGCGCACGCCGGCGGGCACGCTGCCGATCGGGTACTGCTCGCGCCGCTGGTAGAGCCGCTCCCAGTCGGGCGCCTCGCCGGTCTCCTGCCACGTCTCGCCGAGTACGGTGTTGACGAACGTCTTGCGCTTCTCAGGGCCACCACGGTTCGTGCTCACGAACTCGGTGGCGATCTGCCCCCACGTCGCGTTCGGCGAGAGGCTGTAGGCCGCCCAGATGGCGAACGACGCATGGCCGCGGAACGGCGCCTCGGCGATCCACTCTCCGGCGTCGAGCATCGTGCGCTTCTGGTGGTCCTCGATCACGCCGCCGCACGCGCGACAGACGAAGTGCGCAGCCTCGGGCTCGCCCTCGGGCCAGCGCATGTAGTGGCCGCGGTCGCCCTCGCGGAAGACCAGGATGTCGCGGTGACCGCACTGAGGGCAAGGCACGTGGTAGCGGCGCTGGTCGCCGTCCTCGTACATCTCGGCGATCCGGCTCGCGCCCTCGACGAGCGGCGTCGACCCGGCGATGATCTTGCGGTTCCAGTAGAACTCGGTCCGGCGGATGCCGAGCTGGATCTGGTCGCCCTCGGCGCCGGCGCTCGCCGGGTAGCCGTCGACCTCGTCGAAGATCACGACCCGCCGGGACACGCGCCGGAAGCCACGGCCGCTGTTCGCGCCGACCATCGTCAGCACGCCGCCGGGGAAGGACTTGCCGAGGATCGTCTGCTCGGCGATCTTCACGACGGTGTCCCGCACGATCGCCGCCAGCACGGCGCAGTCGCGGATCATCGGCGCGATCTCCTCCTTGCTGTAGCCCGCCGCGTCCTCGACGGTGGGCTGCACGACGAGGATCGGGCACGGATCCTGATGCATGTAATAACCGATCGCGGCGTTCACCATCTTCGTGAACCCGACGCGTGCGCTCTTCATCAGCGTCACGCGCTCGACGGCGGGATCGGTGATCGCGTCCATGACGCCGCGCTGGTAGGAGAAGGTGCGCCAGCGGCCAGCCTCGGCTGAGCTCTCCGCCGACAGATGGAAGTGCCGCTCGGCCCACTCGCTGAGGCTGAGACGCGGCGGGGGGCGGAGCGCTTCCCCAGCGCCGACGAGACGGTTAGGCCGGGGTGGCGCCGGGCTCGGCAGCGCCATCGGCAAGCTCCTCGAGCACCTCGCGGATCAGGTCGTCCACCATTCGAACATCCGTTGCACTGAGGTGCGGCGCGCGCTGCTTGAGCCGCGACGGCACGCCGAGTAGCCGCGTCCGCACCGTCGTGTAGCGCTGCACGACCTCGGCGCGTATCTCGTCGAGCGGCACGAGCTCGCCTTCGAGCCGGCGTTGCTCCATCTCGGCAATCGCCGCGCGCGCCGTCTCATGACGCACGCGCGCGGCGGCGAGCGCGTTGGGAGGCGGCGCGTCGACGGGCTCGGCCTCGGCCGGCTGCTTGCGCGCCCGCGCGGTCGGGCCGGTGATGGGAACGCGATCCTCCTTCGTCGTCGCCAGCCATTCGGCGTCGGCGGCGGCCGCGCTGATGACCTTCTTGCCATCGGCCGTCAGCGATGCTTTCAGCCGGCCCGACTTGATCGCGTCACGGACGGCGACGTGCGAGGTGCCAGGGAGCCCCAGCCGCCCCCGGTGCCGCGCGTATTCGCGGAGCCCCATCACTTGAGGAAGGGGATCTCCGGCGTTTCTTTCCGAGCGATGGCGTACTCGAGCTGGACGGCGGCGGACTTGATGATCTTGCCCGCCGCGTTGCTCTTCTCCTTCGCGACGGCCAGGTCGATGTCGGCGGTGCCGATGGCCGTGAAGATGCGCAGGAGCTCGTCGCGGAGCTGGGTGATGTTCGTCGGCGCGGATGCGCGAACCGGCCGCTGGTCGCTGGCGGTGGCGTTGGTCGTCTTCATGATTTCCTCAGGAGGCGTTTGATTGCGATCTGCACCCGCTTGGCCTCCAGCATAACGGGTGGTATGTCCCGGGCCCGAAGGCCGGTGTTCTTCGAGATCATCTTGCGAACATATGCGTCCCTCAGTGCGTCGGCGGCGCGGCGGTAGGCTATCGAGTGGCAGACTTTGCACGTCTCGGGGTCGGACCGGAAGAAGGCCTCACGCGGTTTGGTCTGCCGACACGACGAGCACGGTAGTTGGGCGGCGCATCGGAGCTCATGGGCGCGCTGCTCCTTGTTCTCCGAGAGCACTCGCCGCAATGCCTCACGCTCGGCTCTTCGGCTGGCGGACAGCGCATCTCGCTGTTCATGCGACACGAATGGCCGACCGAGCCGCTCGGCCGCTCGCTTGCGCCACTCCCTGCCCTTCTTGGCCGCATCCATCCTCGCAGCCTCAGAAGCCTCGGCCCAGGCCTTCCTCCCGTAGGCGCGGTGTAATTCCGCATGACATGCACACCACTTGCCATCGGTCGCGTCCTGGCTGCACTCACGACACCGACCCTCGGCCATGTTCCGCGTCTGCCAAGCCCTCTGGCGGGCATTCTTGCACGCGCGACAATCGCGCCTCGCAGCCCCGTGCTCGCACGATACCCACCCCTCGACGAAGAGATGCGCCGGGTTCACGCAGCGCCCCGTCCCGCACCGATGCCGCACATCGAGCCCCGTCGGTACCGAACCGTTGGCCAGCTCCCACGCGATTACCGCGGGACGTCGTAGCACACCGCCGGCATTCGCGGTCTGGAGTGACCGCGCCGTCCATATCCAGCACGCGTCGACGGCGCCGCGCTCGACGTGGCTATCGAACCGGCAGCGGATACACAGACGCCTCTGCAACTCGCCCAATGCGGTGCCGCAGCCATCGCAGACAGCGGCCCTGCAGAGCACGCGGCCGACGACGAGGGGCGCACCATCTGCCGCCGCGGGGGTGCCTACGTGGCCACGCCTGAGTCGCCGCGCGGCAATGGACGCCCGCAACGCCTCCTTGGTCTCGGTACGCATCCTCATCCAACGCTCCAATGCTGGTAATACATTTGCAACGCGTCACACGTCCTACTAACGCCCCGCCGCCGCGG